TTCATAAACTTAAAGCTACCATGAAACGTATCAGCTTCAAAAGGATAAGCATTCATTTGTTCCATAGGGTGTGTACTAGCACCAAACATACTTTGTTGTCCACCTGGCATTCTCCATCTGATACCTTGTGGCTGTTCATGTGTTTCAGGTACACGTACTACTTTGTAGTCACACCATAAAGGTATTACATAACCTTGATTAAGAACATCTAGTATACCAGGACAACTTTTTACAGTCTTAGGTCCGCCTCTATCTTCTAGTTCTTGTGACATAGTAACTTCAGGAGTCTTTTGTTTCTTAAACCATTCAGGCCAAAACTTACTTGCTGGTACGGGTGGCAAACTTTCTTTAAGTTCTTCGTAGTTTGTAAAAAATGTTACTTTAGTTGATTTCATAATAAAAAATTATTAATAGTTCCGTAAATTAAAAACCCCCAGACAAGACTAATGCAAATCCAAAATCCTATCTTAGTTTTGTTGTTCATTAAGCCTTTCGCATATTAAATTCATTTGTACTACTATTGCGTGTGCGTATGCAACTGCGTGTGCTTTTTTAAAGTAATAAGATCCATCAGTCGGTTTTGTCCACACGTCTTGCATTATACTCTGCCATGACTTCCCCATAAGTTTTCTCTTTGCGGGTCTTATTATCGCCAGTACCGCCGCTAGTTTCTCTATGCTGTCCGGCTTCAGTTCTTTTAGTATCGTACTGTGTTCTCCTACGTGAAATAATTTGGTTACGAATTCGTCGTGCGTGAGTAGATCCCATAATGGCTCCTTTTTCATTAATGCGTTTAAGTGTGCTTCGTCTTTAATGTCCTTATACATACTTACATTTAAAAAGTCTAGCTTAAAGTAGCCTCGCTCCTCTGCTGTTTCATAATCAATAGTAGACATTTTATCAACAGGATTATGTGGAACTTCAGTTACATATACTCCCGTGTTATGTTTCTTTTTGTCGTCTAACCTTGCAACTCTATGTTTTAGCTTATCTAAAACAACTTCTCTGTCAGCAAAGTCTATGTCTATATCTGGCATCCGTCTTCTCTATCTAATAGCTTATCTAGTTTATCTTCTATTCTAGTTAGCCTTTTGTTAAGTTTCTCCATCTCCTTTAGAAATATTTCTTTGTTCTCATCACCATATGCTTTCCATAAGGAATAATTCTTTTCATCTTTTGGACTAATACTGTTCGTCATTTATTATCTCCGTTTTAAATGCTAAAGTTATTCGCGGTTTATCAGCATCAATTGGTGCGTGTCCTTTGTGCAATTTTTTTGCATCAAAGCAAACTAATGTATTTTGGACAAAAGGAAACTTTGCTTCGTCCATAATTTCAAATGCACCACTGTCTTTAAGTGTTCCGCTTAACATATAAAGACAAGTTAAATCTCCATCATCAGCATGAAAGTCACTAACCATGCCATTGTGTTGTACATTAATATACATTCTTATTAAACGTAATTGCTTGTTTAATGTCTTTTGTAACTTGTGAAACAAATATCTATTTAAAGCATCGTCTATACGTAATTCACTAATGTAAAATTCTTTTGAACCTTCTACAGATTTTTGACCAAAGTAGTGTGGATAGTTATATGTAAAGTAATCATCTAGATACTCTACCATATCCGCATTAAGCCAATTATCTACTTTTTTTATCATCTTTATTTTTTCTTCTTTCATAAGGTTCGTCCCACGGTACTGCTCCACGTGGCTTATCTTCTTTGCGTCTATCCTTTTTAAATATGTCATCAAAGTTGTTACGATACTTGTCAGTTGATGGTCTACTTCTTCCGTCCCATTTACCTGGCATTATAGTCCCGCCTCCTTAACAATTTCTTTAACTAGTTCAACATCTGCTACGCCTCTTTTAAAACGCATAGCCCAATGATTAGGTTGCATAACATGATATACAATTTGTAGTTGTTCATCATTCATTTTACCTAACATTTCTTTTCCACTTTTACAATTTAATATTAACCATGGACTTACTTTTCCATCTTTAATGTCTTGACAAACACGATTTAAACTAGCATAGTTAAAGTAATCTTGCCAACGTGCTTCTTTGTCATCACCCCAATCCATCATATGTTTTACACTACGTTCTAATGCAGTTTCAACATTTTCTTTTAATATTAACTCTAGTGCATAACGTTCATACATTTCTTCTCTGCACCAATGATCTAATTTTACTCCACTTGTAACAACATAGTCAACATACTTTTCTGGATACAATGGTCGTACATTGTTTACAAATGATCCAAACTTTACAAATGCATTGTAGTATGGACTATCACAAAATTGTTCATACGTTTTGTTTTCTTTTGCTTTTTGACATAGCTTGTAAAATCTATTAAATGTCAAGTAACCTAGTTGTACACGTTTCTCATCTTTTTGAAAGTGTCTACGTTTCTTTTCGCACATATGAACTGCTAGAGTTTTCTCTCTTGTAAAACTAGCATTACAATAAGGACAAGTAAATGGTTTAGAGTTTGACATCTTTCTTATCCATCCCGAGGTCCTCTGCGTATTGTTTAAGTTCTTTTGTTGTAGATAATTTAGCAAGTAAGTCTACCTCATCTTCTTTCATGTTAGGAAACATATCTTTTAAAAATTTAATTGTTTTAGCATCACCTGACTTTTGTTTTAGCCCTTGCCAAACGTGTTGTCTAGGTTTACTAGAAGCATTGTGCGTAGCACAAAGTAATTGCCATTGTAGTTTTGGATGTCTTGTACCTAGTACATTCCAATTCTTATTATAATGTTCGTTAGTAGATACTACTGCCCATTCCTTTGCATCGCGATTGCCACTTACGGAACTTGCGTATCTGTTAAGTAACCAAAAGTTTAATTCTTTACGTTCTTCTTCTGTCCATTCATCAAATGCACCTTTGGCATTCATGTCCATGGCCATAAAGATCTCATTCAGCGGTAATTTTCTTTTCTGCTTCATCTTTAATAGTATACCATATTGTACATAATTTGTCAAGTGATTTTTTAAGGGTTGGATAATGTTTTGAAGCTTTTACCATATCATTGAAGTCATGATGATCAAATAATTCCATTTGCTTTGGTGATCCACCAACTTCCCATCTTGGTATTTTATTATGTGGTGCGTCTCTGTATCTTGCGTAAACCGTTTCGTCTACTCTTTCGTAAATTAATTTTGCTCCGGGGATTAGTTTGCCCATTTGTTTCTCCAAAAAAAGGAAGGCCCCGAAGGGCCTATCCTATTAGTTATTATTTTTTAATCCTGTTCTTTAAGTAAGATAACAAGATACCATATGCTGGTAGGAATACAATTAGTCCTACTGCAATTTTGGTTAGTGTATTATTTTGTGCAACAATGTGCCAGTTTTCACCGATCCATGTTAAGTTGCCTTCCGCATCTGTTGAACCAGCGAATGCTGTAAAAAAGAAAGCATAAGTGTCGATGACGTTAGCCGCGATAGTTGATATCGCCGGTGCCGCCCACCACATATCTGTATACTTCTCTCTTATATGTTGGAAAACATATACGTCTAGCATAGTACCAATTGCGTAAGCAGTACCAGATGCAAGACCAACTCTGTATGCGTGTTCATCTCCTAGTGCAAGTAATACTAACACCGAGGCTATGATTGCCGGAATAATAGCCATTGCAACAACGGCCCTTCCAGCTTCTTTACCAACTAACCTTACAGTTAAGTCAGTTGCAACAACTACGATCGGAAACGTAAACGCCGCCGCCGCTAAAGGAAATGATCCAAACAATGGTAAATCTGCACCAGGGAATAAATCGAACCTAATTGTTACCAAGTAATTTGATACAGCAATAGTCAATGTATGCAATATTACAAGTTTTGTGACTAGTGCTTTATCAACACCGTCTAGTAGTTTTGAGAACATAATGTTCCTCCTTCTATTCTAGTTACTTTACTTTTGTACCGACTGTTCTTCTCACAATGTCATTGTGATTAAACTCAGCCCAATACAACTCAAAGGCAACTCCGTCTTCGACGCCTTCGAACTGATGCACTTTACCTGGTTTCACTTGAGTAAAGTCACCTGCGTGTAGGAGAGTCTCATCTACGAGACCATCCTGGTCATCTTGCCAAACTCTAACAATCATCTTGCCAGACTCGACAAAGAATCCGTTCCATTTGAATTCGTGTTGGTGCTCAGAGCACTTGAAACCTTTCTTGAATTCGATTCTATGGAATTCTAATACACCGTTTGCGTGTATAAGTTCTGTTTGTCCCCAAATTTTTCCTGCTTTCATCATTATCTCCTAATCTTGAAATGCAAACAACTTCTCAACAATATGTCCATCAATATTAACATAACGTCTTATATGTGTTGGGTCTTTTCTTGGTGTAACACCATGTAAGCTATCTACTGAATTTAAAAAGCAAACCATTGTGTTACGTTTATATGGTACGTGATCAACAGCTTTTATATCTTCTGGTAGTGCTTCACGTCCCGTAATTCTACGCCATTGTTTTCCTGCTGTGTTTCTATAAATGTTTAGTCCACCATCTTCACCTTTGTCTTCTGGCTTCTTAAAATAAAACAAACAAGCAAATAATTCTTTTGATTGATCAACGTGTGGTGTACGTATTTGTTTGTGGTCTATTGCATTCATTACAAATTGCAATTCCATTCTTACTGTACTTCCTACAGGTTGTTTTCTAGGACTTACTTCTGATCTAATATACTTTGTATATAGGTCTTCTGCAAATCTACCCTTAGGATATAAGTCAGTCATTGGTACTCTAAATGCACGTAACAGTTCGTCTTTATATTGTTTGCTAGTATGATATGCGGCAAAGTCACGCCATAAAGGTGTTACTACGTTTTCGTAATCAAACTCGTGTTGTTGATAACGCATTGTACCAAAGCCTGTATCTTTTCCTTTTGTACAATGTTGTTCTGGGTATTCTGCTTCTAACTTTTCGTATAAGTCCCAAGGTAATACCTCAGGTATGTATATGTAAGGAAAAGGGTTTGTCTTCAACATAGAGGGTTTGAAGTTTTGTAATACACTTAGGTTCATTTATATCTTTCACTTATCTCATCGCTTGTGATGTTTTCTCCCGCATACAACTC